GGATGAGTGCGGCGAAGATAAGGATGATGGTCAGCAGTGGCCAGTACTGGCTGAGTAGGTAGGTAACCCACATCATGGGGCCACTCCTATGCTGTGATTTTGTGGCGCTAGATACACTGGTGGCATGACTGACGAACACTCGCACAATGGAGAAGAACACGAGCCCGAGCCTTTTGCTCGGATGAATGACGATGGCGAGATCGAGTACCGCCGAAAAGACGGCACTTGGCACACCATCAAACGAGAAAGCACAGGGGACGAAGAGCTGGACGCCCTGTGGGCCATGACCGCCGATGAAGTAGACCAAATCGCCAACGATGACTCCCACCCCTTACAGGACAAAGCAAAACAAATCCAAGAAGAAGTCTCATCGGGCTTCCGCAGGGTTGCGAAGGATCTAGCCCAATCCTGGGTTCGCCCATTAGATGTAAACCTTCGATGGAGCCTGCCAGGAACGCGGTGGGATAACATCTGGAAAGACTTCGCCTCAGATTTCGGCAAGACGTTGGGCCAACATATGGTTTGGTCGGTGCAGAGGCCTGCATGGGGCACCGACATGGTGGCGCGTGAGCCGGAGGGAGAATACGAAGAACCCGAGTCTGATGTAGTAGCCGAGGACGACGAGGTTGAGGTTGTCGAGCTAGAGCGCTCCGGGCCTCCAGAGGAAGCGAGCATTGGAGATTTCTTCTCGATGGTGCAGTACATTGCTGCGGCACAGGATGAGGGGAATTTTGAGCGTTCACAGATGCGCCAGGAGAATCTTGAAGCTGCTAGGGAGGCTTCGGAATGGGCTGAGAAGTCGCATAGTAAAGCTAACGGCGCCATGTGGTGGGCTATCGTGGCAGTCCTAGTTGGGGTGGCATCACTTGCGGTCGACATATTCGGCTGGGGCGCCGGGTAGCTGTTAGTCATCTTGGCCTTGCATGTTTTGGTAGCGTTTGCGTTTCACTCGGTGGTGGTCCCAGGCGAGGATGCGGCCCCAGAGGATGCTGAGCCGGTAGCGGAGGTTAGCTAGCATGGTCATGTCCTTTCTTCTTCGGCCTGTCGTGCTAGTTGGAAGTGGTAGTCGCAGGCCGGGTACATGTCGATGTGGTCGTGGTCGTTGAAGTCGATGATGGTGTTTTGTGCTGGCTGGTTGCACGCTTCCGACCAACCGTCAGCTTGGATGACTTCGACATGGCAACGGTCACTCATCGTCTAGTGCCTCCATGAGTTGGTGTGCGTGGTCGTCGTCGTACCCGTAGTTGCGCAAAATGGCGCTAAGGTCGTCGTAGAGGTCTTTCTTCCGTCCGGTGTACTCAGTCATTTCTTCCTCCATGAGTGGGCAGGTTTGTGTTTGGTGATTCGTGCTGTGGCAGTTCTCGCACCCTCTTGAGCCGTGCCCTGGTAGCTCGATCACTGGTCCTCCTGGTCGGCGCGGTAGGTGAGATAGTCATAGTGGATTACGGTGCAGCTGTTACATGCAATGTATTCGTCGCCGTCAATGACGAGTTGCCTATTCTCGGCTAGATAATCTGCCGCGTCTCTGAGTGCTTTGGCTGCCCCGCGTTGTTCTGCGGCGGCTATCTTGGCAGGCAGGCTTTCGAGAATGCGGATCACGTTGGCAAAATCATCTGCCGAGTAATCGTCACCCATAGTGTTTGCAGCACCAAAGCGGATATGCATTCTCAGCACAAGATCGTCCAGCGGCGTGTGTTCGTGGTTAGCGGTCATGGTTCCCCCATTCGGGTGCGTGTTGTGCAAGTAAGAGACGTAGCGCGTGCATGTCTTCAGTGCTGCCACGGTGAGCATTGACGGCGTGCGACCAGATGGTGCGTGCCTCATCAGCTGACAGCTTGTGGGGTTGGTCGGCTTCCCACAGAGCGGTTAGGGCGGTGTTGGCTTTTGTGTACTGGTGGTTGCGGACGGTGTCGGTGAGGTCTGCCCATTCCATTACGAAACTGCCATCGGTTGTGCGCCACAGGGCTTTTGCCACAGCTTCGACTACGTGTTTTGGGTACGGGTGGTTAGCGGTCATCGTCAGCCACCACCTTCGCGGGTTCCCAATCGGTGATGATTTCAGGGATGAAACTCGTCATGCCACTTACGTAAGATCCCATGAACCAAATCATTTCCCTCGGTAAGTCATCGCTGTTGTTTCCTTGAGCTTCATTCACGATGATCACCGGGTGTTCTGCCGGGTCAGGGTGAACTACCGGTTTCGGGATTCTGTAGAGGGTGATGTCGTCGTCAGCATGGATGCGTACGCCTTCACCGAGGGAGATGTCGCCGTTCGACAGTACTCGTCGGACTGTGCCTTGGATGATCGCGCCGTTTTGGAAGACAGCTTTGGCTTGGTCGCCCTTGCGGAGGTCGCCAGTTGAGGATCCCTGCCAGTCCCCGTTCTGGTCGGTCTCAGCTTTCAAGAGTTCATCGCGGGTCGTGCCAGACATAATGAGGTGATTGACCGCGGCCAACCATTTCGTTGCCTCATTCGTGCTAGCGGTCAGCTCGCGCAATCGGCGCACTTGATCGGAAAGTCCCCGCGGCAGGTCGCCGGGGTCGGGTTGTTGTAGGTGGCCGTCGTCGATGAGGCGGGCGATGGTCTGAGTGATCAGTGCGACTTCGTCTAGGCGGCGGAGGCGTTGGTCTTCCTCAACATAGGGGTTGGTGCTTTTGTTGGGCTGGGCCTCTTGGCGGTACCGTATGACCGCTTCTGTGATGGAGTCATGGAGAGTCATGTGTGCGAGTTTCCTTTCCGGGGTGTAGGCCCTTGGGCCTAATACTACCATGTCAGGGTATGAGTGAAAGGTATAACATGCCCTAACGGGCGGGTTTCAGAATGGTGTGAATCTCCCCGCTGACCCAATGCTCGGGGCGCCACACATGAACCTCTTGGCCGGCCGCTTCCAGATCATCCAGCCACTCCCGCTGCGCCTTGGTGAGCCTCCCAGTAGTTGACTTCAACTCAGCCCACACAACACGTTCCTGCCCGGCGTGGACCATGCACAAATCAGGGAACCCAGGGTTCGACCTGCGACTATCGTAAGTGTGATACACGCGCCAGCCGAGGTATTTGGCCAGCTGCTCGACAGTCTGTTGAAGTTGCTTTTCACGCATTTGGAGTGCGATCTCGGTTCGCATGTTTCCTCTCAGAATCGTTTCTAACGGGCGCAAATTTGTGTGCCTAGGGTTTATGGGGTTTCGGACTGTGCGCCAGCCCTAGCCCTAATCTCGTCTGTTCTGGCGGGTGTTTGGGGTTGTCCGGGGGTTACAGTGTGCCCGGATGTGACCTAACGGGGTCGGCCTACGGCAGGGTGACCCTCTTCGAGGGTGGGGTGGTATGTCTTGCCGATCATGTTCTCGGGGCGGTCTCCGGTCTTGTATTCCGAGATGCAAGCGGTACATGTGGTGGTGGTCCCGTATTCGGGGTGCTGCTCACAGGGTGGTTGTTTCTCGCGGGTTTCTGCGGGTCGGGTTTCGCTCCACCAGGTCCCGTCTTGCACGTAGAGGTTGGGGGTTTTGTAGCGGTGGGTGCCTTCGGGGGTGGTGGCTGTGGCGTAGTGGATGAGTGCTTGGATGGCGTGGTGGAAGTCTTCGGCGTGGGGGAGTGTCATGGGGGTGCCGTTGGTTTCGAGGGCGTGCTGCCAGGTTGAGCCGCAGCGGTTGTTGTGCCAGTCGGGGCGGAGGGCTACGGCGAGGTGGTGGAGTGAGTGGATTTGTTGGGTGGTCATGGTGTGGGACAAGGCTGGGGTTCCTTTTCCGGGTGTGGTTTCGCGTGCGCGTGCGCGGTCTGTACTTACTTTTTCGCCGCCGCATTTTAAGGTTTGAAGTGGTTAAGGTGCCGCTCCTCGCTTCGCGGGAGCGGAGGAGTACAAGAGTCTTGGATTACTGGACGGCACCCTTGAGCGGCGGGCGATTAGAAGGTTGAGTTGAGGTGTGTTGTGTTGAGTTGTAGTTGTGTTGCGTTGAGTTGGGGCGGTATCACCGATATTCTGCTGGAATATCACTGATACTTTTCAGTCAGGTATCACCGATACTTCCGGGTCTGGGACGCTGATTTCCCAGGGGTCGGCAAGCGGGTAACCAAGGATTGTTTCGCACTGTGCTAGGCCCACCAGGTCAGGGTGATCGTTGGCGATCCGATGCACCTCATAGCTGATGACAGATTTGAGGAGTTCGCTGTCGAGGGTGTCCCACGCTTTCACAAACGCCGTGGTGTTCTTACTGTTCTTGAGGGTTTCGTCGTTGCGCACATACGACCTGACAGCCAGTAGTCCGGTGTCCTCGTCCAGGACGATGTACCGGTGCTGGCGTAATTCGTGCATCGCCTGGTCAATGACCTGAGGTGTGAGGTCAGCTGCGGCCCTCACAGCCACCTGCGGCTGCCACACAAGCGTTCCCGCATTATCCAACCGCTGGTGACCAAACAAATAAATGTAGAGCCTTTGGGCTTGGGCTGTGAGCGCTTTGAACCGCTCGTCAGACCAAATCCCCACATAGAGTTTCGCAAAATTCCTAGCCATTATCGTGTCACCTTCAATCTGCTGGTGCCCCTTATGCGTGCCATGAACTTGTTGAGTCCGGCAATGTTGTTCTCATGGCGTGCCTGATCTATATGGGTGCCGTGGCGTGGTGTGACCCGGCGGTGCTTGTCGTGGGTGTCGCATAATCTGCGGGTCACGTACCCGATGATGGTGCCCGGGTGGTCGGCTATTTTCTGGCTTAGTAATCGGATTGGTCGGCCACAATCCACACAGGGGGTATGGAGGCAGTCGGGGGATTGGTCGCAGGGTGTCATGCTGTCTCTCCTAGATCATCAATGGTCGGGAATGGGTTCTTACTGCACCAGTTGCACAGTTTCTTCGGACGGTTGTCGTGCCAGGTTCCGCAGTACACGCACCGGTCAACCTCGGCGTCGGCTAACTCGAGTTTCATATTCCGGCGTGATGGTCGCTCGGGTTGCCGTGGCGGTAACTCGGGCTGGTTGCCGGGCGCGTACTTGAGCGCCTGGTAGGTTTCCTCCGCAATGAACGGGATACTGGCCGGCTTAATCCGCGACAACTGGAACTGTGGTTTGCTCATAATCGCACCACCGGGTCCCCGTTGCGGTCCCACATCGACCCACACCGCTGGCACACGTAGTGATGTTGGGTTAGCGCTGCGATACCGCCACACGTCCGCGCCTGCGCCACACACGGGTAAAAGCGCGAATTCTGGTCCTTCATGCGATCTTCTCCAAATCAAACAAGGTGGGCATGTCCATCTTTCGTTCGGCTGCTTCCAGGTACTTCACGGCGTCTAGGAAGTAGCCGGTGTTCAGCTCCACGACACGGCCTTTGCGTTCATGCAGGATCGCTTGGCGTGCCACCGTGCCGAGTCCACCGAAGGGGTCGAATACGACATCGCCCTTGTTGCTGTAGCGTTCGATCAGTCGGTCCACAATGTCTAGTTGCAAGGGGCAGACGTGCATTTGGAGATTGCGTTGACGCTGCTCACCATTGAGGGTGCGCATCCGGTTCACGTCGTGCCACACGTCCGGGTGCCAGCTGCCCGGCGCCAGGCTCATGAACGTGGCCGGTAGCGCGCCTTTGCCAGCTAGGGTTTCGCCGATCTTGATGTGCGACTCATAGTCGTAAATCTGGGTCAACGTCTGCTCAGTGAACAGCCGTGAACGGTCCTCTACAGGTAGCGCGGCTAGCTCGTCAGGGGTTAACGTCCGGTTTCCGTTGGACCGCCAAAAGGCGTGTGCGTCCACCTGCCAGCGGGCCAGCGAGTATTCATCTTTGGTTTTCTCGATCCGTTCGTCTGCGTAGCCTTTGGTCCGGTCAGACTGCGGTTTGTGGAATAACAGAATGTACTCTGGTGAGCCCACGCCCATCTTGGAGCCGTCTTTGCGCATCTCTGTGTAGCCCAGCCGGTAGGTCTGGTTGTTCTCCCGTACCACGTCAGTAACCACGGTGATCATGCCCATATAGTCGAAGCCGTGTTTGATGCCGTGCATGATCGCTTCAGCATGGAATGGGCTTGATGTGGGGATGCCGGCGCCGGTGACGTTGCCGAAGTTGATCCGGTCTTTCACGTGGCAGGCGTAGATCCGGCCAGGGGATAGCACCCGTAAGAGTTCTGGGGTGAGGAAGTCCATCTGCTCCCAGAAATGATCGTTGTCGTCAGTGTGGCCGAAGTCGTTGTAATTCGGGGTGTACTCGTAGTGATTCGAGAACGGAATACTGGTCACGATCAGGTCCACGCTGTTGTCGTCCATCAGCTTGACCTCTTGGACACAATCGTTATTCGCGGCTAACCAGTTGTCGCCGGATGCTTCGATACGGTCCACGCCCATTGACCGGGTAAGAGCATCATTGATACTGGTCTGGTCGAGGCCGTGTTGTCTGATTACTTCTGTCATCGTTCCTGTCAATTCGTCGTGTTGCGCCCACTTGTGTTTCACGCGCTCCAACATGCCGGTCTCGGATTCGGCGTAGATCAGGTGCACGTGGCATGTCCTGGTCTGGCCGAAGCGTTGGATGCGGTGGACGGCTTGGATAATGTCGTTGAATCGGTCGGTGAACCCGGTGAAGATCGCCGTGTTGCACTGCTGCAAGTTCAAGCCCTGCCCTAACTGGACGGGTTTACCGATCAGGGCGGTGGTCTCTTTGTCTTTCCACGCTTTGATGCGGCGCTCGATCTCATCGACGGACTGTGAGCCACGCACCGATGAGAAGGTGATGCCGCGCTGTTTCAGTTCCTTTTCCAGCTGGTCTTGTTCGGCGTTGAGGTCACACCAGATGATCACCTGATCACCAGGGTTATCGGCCTGGTGCTGCTCAGTCAGTTCGACGGCTTTGGCAACGCGGGCTGGCATGGTGTCGCGTTTCTCGCGGGCGGCTTCCGGTAGTGACAGGTTGCCGCCACGGAAGATACGCGCCTGCCCATCACGCTCTACAGTGGCGTCGTCATGGTCTACGGGCACTTCCACCCATTCCACATTCAAGGGCGGCAGATCGTAGCCTGTAGCGTCGTGGCCAAGGTCTGCCGGTGACTGTAGGAAGATCGACCAGCTGTTGAGCCACAACCAAAACTCGCGCTCTTTATGCGGGTACAAGGTCAGGTTGTTCGCCTGCTTACTATCCCGTTGGAAGAATCGAGTCAACGCCTGCCCGGTGTCCATCACGCCCAAGAAACCCGCGTAGTGGATCAGCTCTTTGTAGCGGTTCGGTGATGGGGTAGCGGTGGCCACAAACCTGTAGGGCACCTCGTCAAACAACGTGAGGAACGTTTGATAGGTTTTCGACCCAAAGCTACGCAGTACGGATGCTTCATCGAGGCTGACGGCCGTAAAGTGGTTCGGGTCCAGTTTCCCGTCACGCACTGTTTCGTAGTTGGTGATATACAGTCCGTCACCGTCAGCTTCCTCAATGGAGCGGATGAACTGGATATCTAGGCCCAACATCCCGGCATCATGCACAAATTCTTGGCGCACACCTAACGGGCAAATAATGAGACCCTTACCGCCATGCTCTGCCAGCGTGTGATGTAGCGTCTCTAGCTGCATGATCGACTTGCCTAAACCGAATGCTGCAAAGATCGCACGCCGTCCGCCCTTGACCGCCCATTGCACAATCTCAGCCTGGTGCGGCTTCAAGATCGGGTTGATATCTTCCAGGTCAATGTCATGGCCATACGTCTGATCGAAGTTCACCTTTTCTTCGATAAATTCTTCATAGGTGACTGTCATAAAATCTCCTTGGACGTGCGTCTCACTCGTCCTAAAGCTTTGTTGTTGGTTCAACTGAAAAGTGTTTAAAAGGGGGCCGGGCCTCACCGTTTGGTTCGACCCGGCCAAGAGTGTTGCGGGTTATGGTCGGAGGATTTCCCGGGTGGTGACCACCGTGCCAACGATGATCAACACCACCCAAAACAGAACCTCCAAATAGTGCAGTTCGACACTCATCCCCAACCACCCCCACCAGCACCCCAACCGGCATTCCCAGGGGCGGTAGCACCAAACCCGGGGTTATCCTTCGGGGTACGGTTCACCTGGGCAGTAGCAAACCTGAGAGACGGGCCAATGTCGTCGACGTCGAGGACTACCTTCGACCGTTTCTGTCCGGTCTGCTTGTCGTCCCACGACTGAGCCTTCAACTGACCCGACACCATGACGCGGATACCCTTCTCGGACAGGGTCTCTGCCATGTTCTCGGCCATCTCACGCCACGCTGTGCAGTCCATGAATACGGTTTCTTCATCGACCCACTGCTGTGAGTTCTTGTCGAACCGCCGCGGCGTATGCGCCACCGTCACGTTCGCCACCGCATGGCCGGAAGCGGTAAACCGAAGTTCTGCCGGCGCTGTCGTGTTTCCAATAATTGTCAGTGATGCTTCATTCGCCATGGGTGCGTTCCTCCTGTAGGTGGATGTTTCGTGGTGCTGGCGCACCGATCAGGTCAAGTTCGCTGTCCAAGCGAAATGGTGTGACGCCGTAAGCTTTCTGCCCATTCCACTCAGCCATGAACGTCATGCCCTCATGGTTTGGTCGGTTCTCGCCCCATACACTTGGCTCAATATGCCCAGGGTGTGGTACGTAATATGCGCTGATATCGATGCGCTCACTCATTGATGAACTCCTCGAGTGCTTCTTGGGCTACCTCGGCGTCGGGTTCTTCGACGATCTCGGCGTCCTCCACGGTTCCCTCGGTAAGTGCGGCCATGATCGTGTCGAACTCAGACACCCGAATCTCGAACGGGTTAGCGATCGAACGACCAAGAATGTCAGTAATCGCCTGGGGCTTCCTCGCTGGCTCCTCCACTCCAACGGCCACAAGAGCCTGATTGATGGTGTTCCATTGCTGCTCGTCTATGGTCGGCTCGGACGGTTGTTCTGGTTGACGCGCTTGTGTCTGCTGACGGGCTTGAGCGATACGAGATCCGCCGCCGTTACCGTTGGTCTGGTTGCTCATGGGCGGCATCGTGTTTGGCACACTGGCCGGCTCTACCGGGGTGCCGTCCTCATTCACGGTCGCGCCCAATTCTTCCGGCGTGTAGATCACCCCGTACAAGGCGTCCGGTGTGGCAGCACGGGCAACCTCAGTAATCGCCCTGGCTTTCAACATGGCGGCAGGGTATTTCGCCCAGTTGTTCTTGCCTGACAACAAGCCCGCGTTCTTAGCCCGCTCCAACGTCCAGGTCACCTCGAACGTGAAGTCCGGGTCATCCGCACGAATAATCTGGGCGGTAGCTGACTGGTCATCACCCTGAACCCGTAGCTTGTGCCCGGCCCGGCGCACCATCGCACCAATCAGGTTCGCGGACGCACTGGGTTTACCTTCGATCACGTGGATCTCATTGATCGCCTGAATCGGCGGGATACCCATAGCGTCACCCATCTCCATCGCCAACAAGACGTTCGCGGGCTGTTTTTTGTATGCAGCGGGGAGTAGGGAAGCGCTAGCCAGGCGTTCGGCGTATTGGACCTTGTCTTGCAGGGATACGTGCTGGTTGCTGTAATTCATCAGTTCAGTCATTGGTCTGGTCTCCTTGTGCGAGTAGGTAAGTTTTGCAGGGCCAAGCGTGCTTGCACTCTTGGCAGGAAGGGTTGTTTTGGAAGATTGCTGGGATCACAGACTCAACGGGCTGGTGTAGCCGTTGGATCTGGTCAGACAGGGTTAGCGTTTTCACTGGACCCCCTCGGGTGTTCGCGCCGACCCGGCACAGTGCGCGGGTTCTCGAGCTCCCACAACAGCCGATCAGCTCGGGCAAGCACTGGTGTGATAGCGGCCTGGATACGCTCTGCGATGCTCATGATTCATCAGCTCCCTCAGCCAGGGCGTTGAGCATGGCTCCGAACGAGCCCTTCTTGATGTTGGATTCCCAGCCAGCTAGGACCTCATACATGGCTTCTGGTGCGTCGAAGTAGTGTTCGATCTGCTCGAACGCTAGGGACGATCCGTCGTGGTAGCACGTTCCGCCTTGCACGTACTGGCAGTGCCCTGGCATTGGTTCGTGTCCCTCATACATATGGTTGGCCGAGTGGACTTCGATACCGCCGTAGTGAGAGCTTGGTGCGATATATCCCTCGTCATACGGGGTTCGCCATCCTTCAACGGAACCGTGTTTGAATATCAGCACATACGATTCGCGCTCATTGACCTGCTGATATTCGTCGTTGTAGAAAAATCGTTTCTGGTAAAACTTGCGAGGATACTTGGTGCTCATGCGGCCACCTTTTCGTAGAGTTTCTTCGCCGCGATCTTCAGGAACGGTTTGCCCTGACCCCGAGCCGTGCGCGTGGCTACGGTGGTGTCGTCTGGGAGGACGATCTTCTTCGCCGTCCCAGCGGCATCCAGCACCTTGGTTTTGGCGAGCTTGTCGGCAGCCTCGGCCGCCTTGAGCGCTTCCTGGGCCTCCCAGAGTTCTTGTGCCAGTTCGGCTTCGATCACGGCAATGCCGTCGTCGTCAATGTCCGGGTGCACTTTGCGTACTGCTTCGTAGGTCTGGTCGCTGCCGTCCCAGGCTGGGGGAGTATCGGTGATGACGCACTGCCACCAGGCGGTGACAGCCCAGATGATCGACTCGATGTCGTCTTTCACGTCATCCCAGGTGACCTTGTACAGGCGTAGGGTCATGTTCACCAGGGCCGGCACGTAGCAGATGCGGGCGCCAGTGATATACATCTGCCACGCAATCTGCGACAAGTAACCCGGTGGGATCTCAGCGGTGAGCTCTTCACCCCACTCGTACCCATACATGGCTGTCTTAGCCTCAGCGATCGCATACGGGGTGCGACGACGCCCCTCGTACACGTTGCCGTCCGGGGCAGCAGACCAATTCGGATTGTCTGGGTGCACATACGATGGAGCTTTCCGAACCCTGCTGTTTTCGAGCTTCTTTTCCAACCAGTTGAGTAGGACTGGTTCGAGTTCGTTGCCGCGCTCTGCGGCGTCCTTGTACTTGACCTCGTCCTCGATACGGCCGGTAGCTTTCGCCCACAGACTGTAGGCCGAGTCATACGGGCTAATACCCAGGATCGCTGGGATCTTTGACGCCGACACGGTACGCAACCACTCAGGGGTGCCAGGCTCATATTCTTCTTCGGCTTCGACGGGTTTGAATACAGGGTGAATAAACTTCTTCGACATTGTGAGTACCCCTTTCGCTTAGATGACGACGTGCGCTGGCACGTCCGGTTGAGTCTTTGGTGCGTCCTGTGGTGCGGTCTCGCCACACTCGGGGCACTTCATGTTTGGGATGACATTCACGTGGAAGTTGTGATCGTCGTACCCGTACGCTTCGTGCTCGTGGTCGCAGTGCTCGCAGACGTAGATGGCGCGGAAGTCGCGGCGGTGCTGGGATACTTTCTGTTTGATACGCATGGTGCTGTTTCCTTTACAAAGTTCGTTTCATGATGAAGTGATCGAGTGCTGCCTCAGTGACCCGCCAATGTGCTTTCGGGCCAGTCGAATACTTGGTGCCTTTGATTTCCCCACGCCGCAAACGTTGGCGCACCGTGTCAGGGTGTTCACCCAACACCTCAGCGGCTTGTCTCACGGTTAGTAATTTCGTGGCCACTTATCTCACCGCCCACAAATCCGGTTGACGGTGGTGCTGGTTCCGTGTCGCGATCCGCTGTTGACGCTTCGCTTCCAACGTCTCCACCGCTGACTGCAAGCTCCCGTACTGGTCCACCACGCGCTTGACCAGGCGTTCAATGGCGCTCATACCTTCGGGAGTGACCTTCAACGTCCAGTCAATTTCGCCACGAAACCGGGGCGCGTCATGGTTGTGGCGGCGCAGGAAGTACGTCTTTTTATGTGAGTATTCGGAATACCGGTACTGTTTGACCTTTGCCTGGCGCTTCTCTGAATACCGTTCGGACTCTTCGCGGTAGATCCATTCGTTAGCGACCAGTAATTCACGCAGTAGGTTTTCTGGAACGTCCAGGCTGGAAGCGACCGCACGCAAGGTGACTGAATCACCGTCTGCTACGAACGTGTCGTGATATTCGACTTTCGGTGCGTCCTCTTCGACTTTGGCTTCCAGTGCTTTTACACGCCGAGTGCTGATCTGAAACGCCCGGTGTAGGATTTCGTCGTCCGAAAGGTTCGTGCCGCGCTTCTCAACTTCGATGAAGTATTGGCGGGCTTGTTTTCCCTTTTCAGTGCGCTGGATCATGGACACTTCTTTGGCCATATCCAAGGTGACCGCATAGTTGCGTTGTGGACGACCACCTAATGAGTTTTCGCCAGAATTGGCGAATACCTCAACATAGTCTTGACCTTCGACAAACCCGTAGTCGAACATCTGTTTGGCCCAATTCGAGAAGTCACGCTTCACTTCCAGAAAAGTGTGAAGATCTCGGAGGTTTACCGCGGTCCGGCCGTCGTGCTCAATAATTGGTATGAGCTGGCCATGTTGTAGAGTTGATGCTGTCATAAGAATTACCTTTCTTATCTGGCCCCGGTGCGCTCTCACCGGGGTCTTTTCATTGGCTGAGCTGGTGGTACTGGGCACGCAGTTCGGCGTCCCCGCTGATTGGGAACTCGTTCGGTTGTTCTCCTGCCTCGATAAGAATCTGCGATGCCTCGTTGAGTGCTCGAGCGTCGAAGCCCTCAAAGTTCGATGCCTTGTTCTCTTCTTCACGTGCGGCCTGTAATTCAGTGATCGTTTTCATGTGCGAGTTTCCTTTCGCTTATGCAGCGTTCGATATAACAGTAAACACTTCGGGCAAAAAAAGAATATTCTTAGGTACACCGAAGACTTTTTCCATACGGGCAGCGGTAGCTACCTGGACATGTGTTTTTCGTGGGTCATTGAGGATCTGCTGAACCAGGGTGTGGGACACCTCGGCAGCTCGGGCGAATTCTCGCTGACTCATGTCGGATGCTTCGAAGTATTGGCGGAAGCCGTTTTTGTTGATTCGCATTGCGATTCGTTCGGTCATGGTCACCTCCTTACCGTGCATCGTTAGATATAACAGTACACGAATTGCCAGCACCTGGCAACCTCGGCAATCACCATTTTCCGATTTCAGGGTTACATCGCAGAGTTACAACGATGTAATTGGTTGCCAGATACTAGACTCGGTGGCAACCTAAAGTATTGTGCTGTTTCCGAAAGGCGTGCAAAGTGAGTGATATGCCCGAATTATCGAGGCTCATCGATGAGGCAATGACCAAAAAGGATATCGGGATCAACGCCCTCAGCCGTGAAGCAGAGAAGGCAGGGCTACCGCTCTCAGCCTCCACCATAAGCCTCTACCGGCGTGGCTCACTACCGAAATCCATCCCTACGAAAACCCTTGAAGCGTTCTCACAACTTCTGAACATTCCACGAAATGAGCTGTACGAAGCCGCCTACGGCGACACGGTTCCCTTAGATACCCAAGAACAACGGGCGTCTCTGGAGGACTCGATCAATCGTTTACCGGAACGTCAACAGAAGCTGGTACGCCAACTCATTCACGAACTCGCACGCACAGAGGAAAGACCAAATGACTCGCACACTCATACCCAAGACAATGTGGCCCAGTTCCAGGCTGTGGACACCGACACCGCATTTGATGATATTGCGGCCCGGGATTGGCGGGAGGGTGACCCAGAGTTGGGTGAAGA